CACCATGAACAGAGTACATGTCAAACCAGAAGAGTTTTTTTTGGAAAAATCATTTAGAAGTAAACATCCGAAATTTAACTTAACAAAAAAAATAAATAAAAAATTTAAAGAAGAAAAAGTTTCAGAGAAACGGTGGCAAGGGCAACGTATACAGGTACACTAAGACTGGCTTTAGGCAGGATCTAGGTTTGAATTTAAGATCTAACTGGGAAGCTAACTTTGCCAGAGTATGTAGCGTATATGAAATTGAATTTGAATTTGAGCCAAGAGTATTTACATTTCCAATTAAAAGAGGCACAAAGGGATATACTCCAGATTTTTATTTTAACAAAACAGAAGATTGGATTGAGATAAAAGGGTATTTAGATGTAAAAAGTAAAATAAAAATAAAAAGATTTAAAAAATATTACCCAGAAGAATTTGCCAAACTTACAATGATAATAAGTAAGTACTCTTCCGATGCAAAAAAGTTTGTTCAAGATCTTGAAGTTCCTAACGTAATTTTTTACGAAGACATAAGATCTTTTTACGCTGATACGCTATATAAATGGGAAGGAAAGTAATTCAAATGGCTTCATATAAAGAACAATATTATTCGCTTGAAGAAAACGAAATGCAAATGCTTATAGAAAAAGCGAAGAAGGGAAATACAAATGCGCAAGCAGAACTTCTTAAGGTTTTTAATAATTTTCTAACTAAGTATGCAACAATGTTATATCAACGGCAAATATAATCTTAAGGATTACGACATAAGAAGATTCATTGGTCTTTTTGTCAAAGATAATTATACCAGGATGGCACTAAATAGAAATAAATTAAATAAAAAAACAACAATTGTAGTTAATGATGTTATGAGGGGAATTAATTACATGACTAAAAGATACGGAACAGAGGAGGATATTAGGCAGACTGTTGATCTAACTTTCCTGCAGTGCGTTAATAGATATCAAAGGAAAGATTCAGAAAAGGGACCAATACCCTTTAGTGCCTTTTTGTATAGTTATTTTTTTTATTTACTAAAAAAGAATGTTGATACATTTTTAATAAATCAATTAGGTAGAAAAACTTTTCCATTAATTACAAATGACAGCTTTGAAGAAGATGAAGAGGGAGAAAAGCAAATTGGCTTTAGGCCAGATCCAGTTGAGGTAAACTTTGAACAATTTTTATTAGCAGAAAGCATAGATCAAATGTGGGTCATGGGAGAAACATGCGCAGAACCTTTCAACCAACTTACCATTCAAGAAAGACAACTGCTAAAATGGAGGTACGGTGACAATAAAAGATCTTCTCATATAGCGGAGAAAATTACAGAACATCCAAACACAGTAAGAGAACATTTAAAAAATATAAAAGATAAAATAATAAATATTATTATAGAATCTAACTTAGAGGAATTATTTCAGTACATAAAAGACAAAGATGATAAAGAGGAAATCGAATAATAAATGGATAATGAAAATTTATTAAAATTAAATCAACTTCTAACTTCTTTTTTAGGCCCGCAGATAAAAGAGGTAGTAGATGCCTATGGCGTAGGCGAAAATTATAAGAAGTATTTTGTGGAAATACCAGAGGTAGACAATATAGATCTTGGCGTCATGGATATGGCAAACCTCGTTGCCAAAACCTCTAACGCCTACGGCAGAGCAGCTAGATTTGCTGGAATGGCAAGAGCTCATTTTAAGCTAACAGAAGGTAAATATAAAGCTGTCTACAAGAAAAATAGAATAGGAAAAAACGAGGCTGAAAGAGAGGCTGCCGCAATGTTGGCAGCTGAAGAGCAGTATCAAGCACTTATTGTAGCTGAGTCCTTAGTCCACCTTGCCGAATCAATGGAAACATCTTCTAGAATAGCTTCTGAATCGGCAAGAAAACTTATGGACAAAATGCAGTCCATGCAAGTCGCTACCGCTAGGGAGGAAAAAGGCTTTTTCTTGGAAAAAGATTTTGAATTTTAGTTTATGAAAAAGTATATAGGTCATTACAAATGCATCGAATCTCCGGAAGAGTTTTATTCTATGTCTAGAAATCAATTAGATTTTCCAACACAGGTAAGATACAATTCTAAAAGCTTTTTACTCTATACAACGTATTTATTAACTTCTACAGCGCAAGAGAAACGAATGATTGACCAAGCAAATCTAAATAATATAGATACAAATGTAAGAGTTTGACCATGCACATAGAGGTTTTTTGTGATGGAGCCTCTAGAGGGCAGGGGCAAAAGAAATTAGGAGAGGCGGCATGCGCGGTAGTGATTTACAAAAACAGAAAAAGAGTAGCCCAATTTGCAAGGGGGCTAGGCGCAAGAACTAACAATGAAGCAGAATACGAGGCGGTTATAGCAGCGCTTTTGATGTGTAGTATGTCCGACCTAGTGCACCCGGTTATTTATACGGATTCCGCCGTAGTTGCAAATCATATAAACGGAAACTGGAAATGCAAAAACAAAACTTTATTACCATTATTAATGACTATTCAAGATATATCTGAAGAATATAAATTTAGAGTAGTGCATGTTGCGAGAAAAATAGTTTGGGAGCCAGATAGTTTAGCCAATTCTTTTTTAGATCAGTTAGAAAAAAGAAGTTATAACGTCAAAAAAAATGATATAATATAAGACATGAATATTCACACCTTAGATTACGTTAAACAACAGCCTATAGTTGTAGGCCTTGCCGGTAAGGCCGGAAGTGGGAAAACATCTGTAGCAGAGTCCATAGTTCCAAAGGGATCGCTTAATCGATTGAATTATGGAGTTGTGTGGGATCATATATTTTTTGCTCTTCCAGTGTATGAGATGTTGTCCGCCAAAAACAATATACGAGGACTGAATGAAGAGTCTAGAAAAAAATATGCAATACATGAATCACTATATAGTCTCTACGGTAATAGTTCCATAGGGCTAATTCCAGATTACGATCGTTTTATTGAAAAGGTAAATCATATATACAATTTACCCTTAGATCCATATGCTCAAAAACAGAGAACTTTTCTGCAGAGAGCAGGAGATATTTCTAGAGATGGTTATGATGATTGCTTTTGTCATTGGGCCATTAAAAAATGTACAGATCTTTATAAATCTTATATTAAATCATTAACCGAAGAGGACGAAGAAGATCCCTTTGTCATTATTATTTCAGATGTTCGTCTTGAGAATGAAGCAAAGGCCATTCTCAAAATGCCAAACGGAGTTGTGATATACTTCGATGCAGATCAGCAGACTTTGAATGAAAGATTAATAAAAAGAGATGGAAAAATTTCTTCTGCTAAACAAGATTCGCATATCACCGAACAGCAAGGAGATATAATAAAGCAGTCAGCATCTTTTGTTATAGATACTAATAATCTAAGTATAGAAGAACAAACTAAAAAAACTTTACAAGCACTAGGTATAAATTCATAGGAGAGCAATGCCAAAAATAAATAAAACAGCACAAGAACAATCAACAGATTCACCACTAGATCAAATTGTGGGTCTCTCTACTGGAGAGATAGCCTTTTCTAGTTCTCCAATATTCATATGTGGGGTAAATAGAAAGGTGAACATAGGAAATTTTGAAAACGTAGACATATACGCTGGGATAACCCTTCCCCTAAATAACGTATCCTTAGAGGATAAGGAGTCCTTAGAAGAGGCGGTTCGCGAGGCAGCTTCATATGGGTTTTCTTTAATTTCAAAAGAAACCGGAGACAGATATTCTTTAATAAAAGAATCTCAACAACAAAATAAATAGTATTTTAATCAGTACTATATTACTATATATATGTATATAAAGTTAAATAAACAAATTCAAGGCCAGGTAAAAAATGTTTAAAAAAATAATTGAAAAACTTTTTAAGAAAGCACAAAAAGCTACTGCCGACGACAACACCGTGTGGGGCTCAGCCGGCAGCAAGGCAATCGCCGACGCCGTTTTGAACACATGGAAAGATACCGCGCTTGATATAGCAGAAAAAATAGACAAAGGAATAGAAGACGTTAAAAATGAAGTTAAAGAAACAAAAGAAGAAGTTGAAAAAACAGTCAAAGCAAAGAAAACAAAATCTCCTACCACCAAAAAAAGAACTACTAAACCAAAAAAATAAATTTTCAATAGTGAAGCACGTCGACTAAACTTTGGTTTAGTTGACGTGTTTTTATATTTTAGTATTACTATTATAGCGTCTAGAAAAGTTTTTGGTGGTTTACATGTCTTTAGCTAAGTCCAGAAAAGTAAAAAAGGGAAACAAATGATTGTTGAAGCCATGTGGAAAGTATTGTTTTTCCTGTATGATATATTAGAAGGTATCGAGAAAAAGAAAAAGAAAAAGAAAGAGAACATTTAACATGGCAAAAACAGCAGCATGGCAGCGTAAAGAACGGCAAGAATCCCAAAGGTGGACTAAATCGCAAGGGAGTTGCATCCTATCGTAAGCAAAACCCAGGGTCAAAACTTAAAATGGCCG